GCTTGCGAAATCATATTCTCCCCAAGCTTTTGCTCTACCATAAGCAATTTTTCTTTGATGGAATGTAATTCTTTCAGTTCCTTTTGAAATATTAGTATCTCCATCGTAGTTTGAAGGTGTGCCACCTAATCTACCTTTAATTGGTTCTTCAATAGCATATCCACCTGTTTGGTCTTTTAATTTAGCACCATATTTGTTTACTACTGTAAATAGACCATTTTTGATTAGACTATTTTCTTTTGTACTTGGTAAAGTCTTCATATACTTTTCAAATACTTGTTCATTGAAAATCTTATCTCTAAATTTTTCCATAGTTTAATAACTCTCCTTCTTTTTATAATTTTTCAAATTCATCAGGATGGTTCGCAATAAACTTTTCTTGTTCTTCGGCACTTAATTTACCAAATTTCTCCAAAGTCATTGTTTCATCTTGATTTGGATTAACATTTGGAATAGTAGGTTTTAAGTCCGCATTTACCAAAGATTCTTTTGTTTGCTTTGCAACGCTATCTTTTAGATTTGTTAATGTTTGTTTAAACATTGTTGCTTTTGCAATTGTATTTTCTAAATTATCATCAACTAAACTTGTTATCAATTTTTCATCAATATTTTCACCCGCAAGAATTTCTTTTGCTTTAGCGGTATTAACGATTATTCTTGATTCACGCAAATTGTTTTCCGTTTCTTTTTTCATTTGTTCTAATTTTTGTTGTTCGGTCATATTTGCTTGTTCAATTTCATTTAACTTGCTTTTAATAGCTTCATAATCGCTATACTTGCTATTTTCATCTTTAACCTTGTTTAATTGGTCTTGCAAATCTTTAATTTTTGCGTTTTCGTTTAAATGATAATTGTTTAGAAAATTAGTAATTTGTTCTTCGGTTGCGTTCTCTCCTAATATTTTTTTTGCTTCATCTCTGTTCATACTTTTCATCTCCTTCTTAACGGTAGTTTTTTACGGTAACTAACAAAAACCTTTTAGAGAATGATTTATATTTACATTTGTAAGCTCACAAATGTTAAAGCTATGTTAGGTCGAGAGGGTTGGAGTTGCACCAAGCCTGCACGCTGGTTCTCTCGATGGCACAGGTTTAAGGATTCGAACCCTAACTAGCAAGGTTGGAGCTTGCCGTGCTTCCGTTACACTAAACCCATATTAAAGGGCTATTGCCCTTGATTTTCTGTTTGTGTTAAATCTTCAATATTATTGTTTTGCTCATTTATTCCACTTTCGTTGTTATTACTTTGTCTTGTTTCAAGCTCTTGCTTGATTCTATTTTGTTCTTCAATATATGCTTCTTGCAATTTAGTTACACTTACGGGATCACTAAACAAACCTACAACGGAATTTCTTATCTCAGGTGGAATTTGTGCAGTAGCAAGATTTATTAAAGCTTGTGTCTTTGTCAACAAGTTATCACTTAAATCTCTACTAAACTTAATGTCTATATTGCTAACTTTTAAATCTTTAATATTGCTTGCATCTACACTTTTGCAAATCTTTAATATTACTTTTAAAGAATTTCTATCGCATTTTTTAAATGATTTTTCTTCGTTTTCAACTCTTACACTTGCACTTGTAAAACCTTGACCTGTTAAGAAACCTTTACCCGTTTCGGCATTACTCAAATCTCCATTACTTGTTGCTTGAGGAACACTTAATATACTATGTAAAGCAGCTAGCTTTCTTAAATAGTAAATTTGTGTGTCAAGTGATTTAAGTCTTGATTGTAATAATTCAACGCTTGCTTTCTTTTGGTCGGTTGACTTAATAGATACCGCACCATATTGTTTAATGGCTTCCATTGCTTCTTCATTTACTTCGGCATTTGTAAATACCATTATTGCGTTGACAAAGCTTTCTATATCATCTTTGTCAAGATTTTCTACATAGTTAATGTCATCGAATATATCTTTACATATTTCAAGAAAACTCATTCTTTTTCTATTAAAATAATATTCGGTAATTATATGGCAATTGTGTATAATTGGTTTTTCATCGGTAAATGATTTTAAATTCCAACCATCTTTGTCGTTTAACACATATAATTTGTTTCTTGTATAAACATTGTATTCGTTATAATTTCTTGGCACATTTGCAGGTTTACCCGTATTAGGATCAACTTCTTGCACAATGTATTTTTTGCTTGTTACAACAAAAGTCAATAATTGCTCGTGTTTTATGGAACTAGAATAAACAACCTCAGTATTTTTGACATCTAAATTAAGTAATTCTATTGGTGCTTCATCATCTTCGCTAATAGGGCTTGCATTTACATATCTAAAGCCACGACCGACAGTAAATATATCTTCGTATATATCTTGGTCTAATTGGTCTTTATCTTCGTAATTAACATAATTATTTAATGTTGTTATTTCTTCGTTGGCTTTATCATCTAAAGGGGCATATTGAATTGGCTTGCCTAATAAAAAGGCCTTTTTCCAATCTTGAAATGCCCAAGCCCAATTTTCTACGCCTTTGTTGTTTATATCGGTTCTTGTCAATTTCACTTTATCTTTTATGTCTTGGTCGCCATACAAATAATTTTGTAAGTAAATAGAATCTGCTTTGTTTTTTTCGTGCAACTCAACGCTATTTTGTAAAATGTCAAGAATCTTTGTTTTTTGTTCCTTTGGTGTTCCACTTAACAATTGTTCTTCCGTATAGTTAGCAAAAATTGTTTTTCTTCCAAAAGTTTTCATCTTTCAACTCCTTGCCGAGTTTTACTCTTAATTTACACAACAAATATACATTATTTTTTATGTTTTGTCAAATTATACTTTTTATTTTAAAAAAATTGTCTAATGTTTGGTAATGGCTTAGCTATTTGAGGTTGACTATTTTCTTCAATTATTTCGCTACAAAACATTGCCGCACTATCAGGGGCATCATCGTTAGGGTTTGTTCCCTCACTATTGTAAAGTGTTAAATTTTCCATATATCTTCCAATATCGGTATTGATTCCATACATAGATTTCTCAGGAAATACAAGAACCTTTTTGATAAGGTGCATTTCGTTTGTAATTCTCGCCGATTTTTGCATTGTATTATATTTTTCTATTATTTCGCAATAATTTACACCTTTAGTGGCAAGCATAGCATCCAAAGCTTGCTTTAGTTCGCTTGTAACATTGCTTTCTATAACTAAACATATAATATGATTACTAATAATTTTGTTTACAATGTCATTATACATATCTTTTGTTGCAGTTCTTGTAAACAAACAATCCTTTAAATAATAATCAAAATTGCCATCGTTATCGACTTTTTTAAATATCGGCATTGCAAAAAAGTCCTTACCGCTTTTTCTAGTGGCATCTATTACGGCGTAAGTTCCAATATAATCACTACTTGGAATGCTACTGTATGTTCTTAACTTGTCATAACTAAATAATAATGCCTCAGGGTTTGTTGGCCTTTGTTGGAAGTTGGTTTCCCACAAATAATCTTCCATATTATTTTTTTCTTTTAATAAATCTTGAGTAGATTTTATCTCAGGGCAAGTACTTTCGTTTGTTTCGTAATCTAATGCGGGTACTTGAATAATTACGCAAGTTTTATCTTCGCTTATCCAAGTGTATAGGTATTTAGGATGCTTTGTAAATTTATGTTCTTTCTTTAGTTGTTGAATCTTTAAATCAATATAATCACCACTAGCCCACAAAGTTCCCGTTATACATACTTTGGGTGGCTTGTTTTGAACATATCTTTTTTCCCATACTGTAATTGATTTGTTATAGTAATATTTGTTCAACGCTTGATTCATTGCTTCCTTATAATCAGGGTATAGGTCGTCTATATGTATGCTTTTACTCGCTCTTGATCCAACAACATTGGCTTGAGTTGTTTTAGCATAATAGCTAAATGGCATACGGCAATTTTTTAGTTTCCACTTTTCATCGGTTTCTTTTAAAAAATATGTTTTATCATCTTCGCTCCACCTCATAGAAGGAAAAACTTCACCAAATTGCTCGCTTTTGATTTCATCTATAACTGTCCTTGAACCCGCTTTTACGACATCATCGTTAGAACACAAAGATAAAAAAGCTCCCGTATTATCGATCCCAAAGCTCCAAGCTTCGCTTATTTTTTTAGGGTATGTTTTACCATAACCACTAGGGCAATTAAATATTAATGTTAAAAAGTTAGGGTTGCACTCTAATTCTTGCAAATAATGAATGTACCCAACCAAAATATTGTATCGAGGTTCAAAAAGTTTGTCTTTTTCAGGCTCATTCCATTCACGATATACCATATAATGCTCTAAGGAAACTCTAGCACCTAGTTTATAAGCATTTTTCAAATGCTTTTCATATTCTTGTATATGTTTAGGGTTTGTATCAATTTGAACAAGTAAATCTAGTAATGGAATATATTTTTTAATTACCAATTCCCCACATTCCTTTACATTGCTTTCAAAATTGCAAAATAAAGAGTATAAATCTTTCATCATTTCAAATATTTCTTCAAAACTTATCTTCTTACCATAAGAATAACGGAAATTGTTTGTTAATATTGTTAATATGTCGGTAATTGCTTTTTTAACTTCTAATTGTTCTTTATCCATTATTTTTTATCCTTTTTACTAGCAAATTGCTTATATTTGCCAATTCGTTCATTTATTTTTTCCATATCAGGTTTTTCCGTTATATTTATATTTATATTTGGTTGTTGCTTTTCAACAAGTTCGTTTTGAGATTTCATTTTAAATATTGTGCTTTTTTCTCTTACAATCCCCATTTGCGACATTGTAATATTTTCATCGCCTATTTGGTCGTATATTTTTTCGGTTACAACACGCATACTATAATCAGGACTATTTTTGTATGTTCTTAATGTGTTTAGTGTAATCCCCGCTAATTTGCAAAATGAAGTCAACGAGCTAGGAAAATTACCTATTTTATCGTTTACATTTGCTAATATGTCGCAATAATAATCAAAAACCATACCTAGCTTTTCGGCATTGTAAATAGGTTCTTGACTTGTTATTGGCGTTATTGGCCTAAAAAAATAGTTTATAATAACTAATGGGTTTATGTCTATTGAATATGCAATTGCATTGCCTTCTTCATCCCATTTACAAGGTTTTAAATGGTTTTCTTTGTATTCTATCATTTCATTAACCAATTTTTGTTTTTGTTCTTCTATCGTGTCAAACATTGTGTCAACTTTATTTGTTGTGTAAAATTGTTCTAATTCTCGTAGTTGGTTTCTGTTTTTATTGACAATTTCTTCGTTTTTTTCTTTAGTTCTTGTCATATTACCGCTCCTAACTATACACAAATAATAACACAACTTTACAAAATAGTCAATTTATGATAATATAGTATTATGGTAGTGTGATATTATGAATGACAATTTAATTAGTAAATTATCTATACTTAATTTACATAAAAACTATTTAAAAAGGGAACTAGATATTAATTGCTATAATAAAGCAAAAAGAAAAGCAATATTTAAAAAAATGGAAAATATAGATAAAGAAATAAAATATGTAAAATTCAAGTTAGAATTAGAAAGGAAGATAAAAAAATGATTTTAGCCATCGATCCAGGTAATGTGGAATCGGCATATTGCATAATAGACAAACATTCTTACAAACCCGTAGAATTTGCAAAAATAGATAACAAAGAATTACGAGAAAAATTATTAGAAGATTTAAAATTTTATCCAATAGACACGCTAGTAATAGAAATGATTGCTTCTTATGGTATGCCCGTAGGAAAGGAAGTTTTTGATACTTGTGTTTGGATAGGAAGGTTTATGGAATGTTTTAAATGCCCATTTACATACTATATATATCGTAAAGAAGAAAAAATAAATCTTTGTGGTTCTATGAAAGCAAAAGATAGCAACATAAGACAAGCTTTAATAGACAGGTTTGCACAATTTGATTTTAAAAATGGGAAAGGAACAAAAAAAGAGCAAGATTTCTTTTATGGTTTTTCTAAAGATATATGGTCGGCTTATGCCGTAGGCATTACTTGGTTAGATAAACAAGAAAAAATAGAAAAAGAACTATTTAGTTAGTTCTTTTTAATTTACAAGCCAAACACTCTCTACTTCGTAATCACGGCAGTCAAATGTGTCATAAATAATGCCTTGTTTACTGCAAACAATATGATTTCGTGCCGTTATAAGCAAAGTGTTATTGGGGAAAAGTGAAGATACATAGCCAACACTTCCTTTTAACCCTTTTAATCTTTTATAAGTCCTATCCAAATAACCCCTTACAAAATTCTTTTTATCAAGCAATGTTCCTTCGTATTGGGCTATATCACTTAAATAATCATACACATAATCCCACGACTTGTTAGTGGCACAAGATATTGCTCTTATTACACAATCATCTTCGTATTTGTTTAAAGCATTTGCATTATAATACTTATACATATTATCTCATAGAATTTTGTAATGCTTGCATTAGTTGTTGTTTTTGTTGTGGCGTTTCGGCTTCTTCTTCTAATACTTTAATAAAATCTTCAAGAGCTTTTACCATATAATGAAATGATTTGTCGGTCTCTTCACCCGCTCCATATCTTTCACGACCTTCCATATATCTACCATATTCATCATACATTCTATCTAAATGGTCGTGTCCACGATATTTTGAATCGTAGCCTCTTCTTCCATAACTACCGCCACGATTATATTCGCCATAAGAACCTTCACCATATTCACCATAGCCACCACGACCATAGCTATCGTATCCTGGTCTCCTTGCACCATAGTTCCCATAATTTCCGTAATTCATTTCTTCATCCTCCTTCGCTAAATGTTTAATTTTACTTAATTTATACAAATAATCTAAATTATTTGGGGTAATATCTTCTTCTAATATTTCTTTTATTTTTTCTTCCGCCTTTTTTGCTAATTTACTTTCCATTATTTATTCTCCTTTCCTTAAGGATGTTTAATATTTCTTCGTTTTGTTCTATTATTTTTCGTAAATAATTATTATCTTGGTTTTGTAATTCTTGCATTAAATCACTATTATTGAAGTCTTGAAACAATATTTGCAAACTTAATGCTTGAAGCAACAAAGATAAATTATTTGAAAAGTTATTATTCATTAGTTATTACTTCTTGAAATATTAAATGTGGCATTAGTAATAATTGGTATTTGTGTTACTATTGGCGTAGTAGGTGTCGTAGGGGTAGGAACACTAGGCACGCTAGCAACAGTTATGTTTGTTGTTCCACGAGGACAAACTCTAATTTTTTTGTTAAAAGATATTGTTTCATAATCATCGGCTGCAGCTAATGTTACGGCTCTAACTGTATCTGGAATTAAGATTCCATCTTCATATAACCCTATTGCCACAACACCCGCCGTTGCCGAACTAATTGAGGCACTAAAATTTACATTATAATAGCCAGTATACCCATTGCCAAATAATTTAAAAATAGGATTCCCATCTTGGTAATCTAACCAACCACCATTGCTACAAAAAGCACACCTTGTTCTAATGTCGGTAGTATCAAATACTACGGGGCTTGTGTTACTTGTTAATGGTGTTGGTTCATTTATAATTGTTTGTATCATCTTTTCATTCTCCTTTCGATTTTGCACTATATTTTAAATATATTGTGCATTTTTAATAAAAAGAGTGGACACTTGCCCACTCATTGTGCATTTTAGCAAGTTCTCGTAATCGAGTAAGTAGTAATCTACTATATGCTATTAATAAATTCCGTAATAGTTGCCATTGCAACCACAACCATTGTTTGTTGGGTTAAATATTGATTGGTAAGGTGAACTTACAATGTAAGAAGGTGTTGGCGTAGGTTGTAAACGAGATAATAAAGTGTCTGTTTGTTCTCTATCACTAATTACATCTTTAGCAGCCGTTAATCTATCTCTTAAATCTTGGATAGTATTTTGAGTAATTAATGCTCTTGTTGCTTCACCATCTTCACGAATTGCATTCTTTATATCGCAGCAACAACTATCAAGTCTTGCTAAACCTTGTAAACTTGTCATCCCTAATTGGTTTTCAAGTTGAGTAGTTTGCATTAATATATCTCTTTGAGTATTAGCAATACCTAAAGCATTGGCATAACGATTTTCTAATACATCGCCTTTTAAGTTGCATATAGCATTTGAAGTGTTATAAAATCCATTTGCTAAATTGCTATTAATGTCGGCACAACAATTGCAAAGTTGGGTTGCTGCATTTCCAAAGCCATTTGTAACTGTGTTAGACAATTGGCTAATATCTCTTTGCGTAAATTCACTAGAAACAAAATCGGTAGTTGCTAGGTTGTTGCCACCCCAATTGTTTCCACCAAAACCGCCCCATCCACCATTAAATAATAGTGCTAGTAAGACAATTGCCCAAATACCATCTCCGCCAAAGAAACCATTTCCACCAAAACCATTATTTCCATACATAGGATATACAGGGTATGGATAGAAACCATTTCCGTTATTTGTTGCTAATTCTACTGTTGGTTGAATTGATCCGTTCATATTTTATCTCCTTTCTATATTTTTTTATATCAAACTCTATTTAGAGCCGATACCATATTTATTCAATTGCTCATCAGTTATGCCAAAACCATTAGCAAATTGCTTAAATTTTTGCATTTGCTCTGGTGAATATTGACTAAACATATTGTTTAATACTTCTTGTGGGTTATTTTGATTTTTTATTAGATTTTGAAATTGTTGAAACATTTGTGGGTTTTTCGCTTTCAATTGGTTTTGAAGTTGATTCATCAACAACATTTGCGGGTTCATAATTCTTCATCTCTTTCTTTAATTCTTCAATTTGAGCTTGCAAGTATTCAATTTGCAAGTCTTTGTTATCTTTTGGTATGATTTCGTTTAATTCGTATGTTTTTATTTCACCTTTGGTGTTTTTTACCCAAACTACGGACATATCTTTACTAAAGTATGGCGTATCGCCAATAACTATATCCCTTTGCACTTCTTCCATTGAATTAGCATACTTAATTATTTCTCTATTAGTAGGTGCTAATTGGAAGTTTTGTGTAAGATTCGTTGGGGGTGCTTGCACAGGTTGTTGCATTTGACTTTTCATCTTTTCTAATTCGTTTATTTGTGCATTAATTCTATCTAATGTGGGTTGTGGGTTATAAGGTGAAACATAAGGGTTGTTATACATATTCTTCCTCCTAAATGAAAAGAAGACAACAAGCTTATTACTCTTTGAAATGCGTTT